TGATTGTTTCGTAAGCCGTTAATGACTCTTCCATTAGTAAACTCAATTCATCTTTATTTGATTTATTAGGAGTAGGTTTTGCTTGAAAGTCTTCTCTAAATTCAAGCTCTAATACTTCTTCTGGAAAGTATTTGATTAACATGTCTATCATGTCCAGCATTGTAACATAAGCTACATCACTTTTCTTAAATTCAGAGTAAGTACCTATTATTTCATCTGTAATTATTTTAGAAACAGAATCTGTTTTTGCTATATCTATACTATCATCATCTTCCAAAATCACATTCAAATTTTCAGAAGAATTTTCAATAACCTCAGATATTGAATCTAAAAATGCCTGCTCTATTGATTTATCCATGATTGATTGGAAATTATGTACTACATAATCAGGCCCTAATTTATAGGCTAACATTCCAAAAGCAGATTCAATAGGTTTTAAATTAAAAGCGTCTGTTTCTTGTGCTAATGTTTCAAAAGTATGGTCTATAAATTCGGAGAATGCGATTGTGATATCATCTTTTTCATCTCTAATAAATGCGTATCCTAAGTCTTCAATTGTTTTGATTACTTCTTCTACATCAAACAACTCTTCTATTTCTTTGCTTAAAAATACATCAGAAATATAATCATTCATATAATTTTCTAAAATATCAAAGCAATATTGAAGGAATAACCTAGATACAACTTCACCAGTTTCTTTATTAATATAAAGTACATCTGATATCCAGTCAGAACGCAAACCAAATTCTGTAACAGCTCTAACTCTGAACTCATTAAAGCCATCATTTATATTAGTAGTTGTTACTGAATGTTTTTCTGTCCAAATCGAACTGTTTCCGTCATTATCAACAGCTTTAATTCTATATTCGGCTGGTTCACAAGGACTTCCATCAGTAACACTTTTGAAAACTTGACTATCAGTCAGGCTAGAGTCTTCAGCAATAGTTTTTATTCTTACGTCTGGATTGTCTAACGATAAGTTTTTTAATTGTAAAGTTTTTTCACTCATTTATATCACATACCTTAACAGAATGTATGTATCTGTCTGTTTTTTTATTTCCAATGAGCCTGATACATCACCGTCACTTTCTATATAAGGAATACCGTGAATACTTTCTCCTACTAAAGAAATGTCTATATCTCCTAAATCACTGTCTGTAAGCTGGTCATATATTTTAAATTCAATTGCACTTAATTCTGTAGAAACTTGGGTTGTTTCCAAATTTACTACCTCAATATATGTGTTATCTGTCTCTTCTTGCTCATAACTAGTTGGCGACTTATCTTCTAAGTAAAAAGCATTAACTTTAGACCAGTCACCACCTGCTACTGTTTGTGATTGGGCTCTAACTCTTACAAAGTACTCTTTAGTACTATCTAAACCATAAGGTTTAATTGAAGTAGAGGTTACATTAGTAGCATAAACAATATTTTCAAATCGTTTATCATCACAAATTTCAACATCATAATTGTCAGCATTATAAATTGCTGTCCAGCTAATTTCTAGTTCATTAACATCAACTATAGTTTTGTGTTCAGGACTAGTAATAGTTGGAGCCTCTAGTGGTTTCTCAGTAGTAGTTGTAAACTGAAATGTATAATCTTCAGGTAAGTTATTGCCTACTACATCTTCTATTATATAATCAGCATCTTCTAATAAGCTACCTTTTAAAGTTACATTATAAGTAGTATCAATAAGAAACTCATTATTAGGAATAAATGTAGCTACCTGATTTTCATAAATTATCTCGCCAGGAACATAATTGTTGTCCTCTGACATAACTATAAAAGTATCTTTGTTGATTGTATCTTCTTCCATATCAACAGAAAATTGGACGGTGATTTTTGTATCTAGCTCAACACCTAATTCTTCATTGGTAGGTGTGTTGGAAATTACTCTAGTATAACCATTTGGCTCCACTTAAATCACCTACCTTACTCTTCTAGTTTAGATTTATGAACTCCACAATACTTAGGTTCATCTTCTGGGTACTTAGCATCATTTTTACACTGTTCTTCATTAGAAGTAGTAGCTTGACATTGTAGCACTTCTTCCTCTTCTTCAACTACTTCTTCCTCTTCTTCAACTACTTCTTCCTCTTCTTCAACTACTTCTTCCTCTTCTTCAACTACTTCTTCTTCTTCTTCAACTACTTCTTCTTCTTCTTCAACTACTTCTTCTTCTTCAACTACTTCTTCTTCTTCATTATCTTCTTCTACAATTTCTTCTTCTTTATTATCTTCTTCTACAATTTCTTCTTCTACAGTATTTTCTTCATCGTTACCTTGAATTTGGTTAGTAACATCTTTAATTGCATTTGTATTTAAACCAGCTTCTATTCCACTCATATCTAAATTTTCTAACTCAGAATCAGAAAATTCTCTAACTTTCTTGCTAAGAGTTAGATGAGTTTTGGTTAATGGTTCCCAATACGCATTTCTCTTGTCTGCTAATTTAACTCTTAACGGCATATATTACCCCACCTTTGCTATTTATTATGATTTAGGGGTAGCTTACACTACCCCTAAATCAGTTTATCTATAATAGATTACTTGTCATAATTAGATGCGTCAATAGTTCTCGTTAAGTCTGGCTTTTCGTAAGTTACGTCTAGAGCAATGTTCTTAGCTGTAGCAACTGCTCTACCTTCATCTAAGATACCGATACCATATCGTTCTCTGAACTTAAGGTTTAAGATATCTCGATAAGGGTCAGTAAATTTGTCAGTGCTCATCTGGTCTTTCTGAACAATAACCCCAACGTTATTTCTATCAACAACATACATATCGAACTTCTTATTAACTTTGTCAAATGGGATAAATGGACTTACCATGATATTAAGCCCCATCGGAACTCGTCCGTTAGCGGCATTCTTATCAATAGAGAAGTCAATATCATTACCGAAGAATCCTTGGTCAAAGATGTCAATTAATCCATTTTTAACGAATACAGACCAAGTTAACGGATGAATCAATACATCTGTTGGTGTATACTCGTTATTCATAAGAGCAACTACAATATCAAAGAAGTCTTCAATAGCTAATGTGTCATTGAAGTTACCCATCTCATCTAATCCTGTAGTTCCTGCATCAGGGTGTTCTTCACGGATATCATTATCGAATACAACGTGTCCGTGCTTACTCATTGCCTTAAAGATTAACTCCTCTTTAAGACGAGCCATTGCACGACCAGCCGCCTCAATATGCATTCCAACTACATCCCACTGAGAATCATCAACCATTTCTTCAGTGATAGGTACCATAACACCTTTCTTTGTTACGTCTACTTCTGTAGCTTTTTCCTTCAATCTTAGGTCTAAAGTATCATTTCTGTACTCTTGACCCTGCCCCATCTCATATGCTCTTAAGGCACCAATTGCAGGAAAAATCATTCTGTTTCCAGATTCCATATTAATTGTCTTAAATAACTTACTTCCTAAGTAAAGAGGCCCAGCCGCTTGTTCTAGCACACCTTCCATAACTTTAGGCATGATGATACTAGCATCACGAGAGTTAAGTGCCTCCTCTAAATCCATAATCTGTTCCGTTGCTCCAAAATGGTCTGTCTCACCATCTGCCATTAAGGGTCGGTACTTTTCGACAAAGTCCAACACCTCATTTTGTCTCTGTTCACTTTGGTTTATAATATATTCTTTAAAGTTCTTGTATTTGTCAGCCATAAGTAAATTATCCTCCTTGTCGGTTTATTTATTCAGAATTTTTTGAAAATTTAATTTATAGTTGTAATAAAATATCTACAGAACCAATAACGCCTTCCCAGTTTAAGTTAGATGGAATACCAGGTGTTTGACCTGTAGCGTCATAATCAACATAAATATCTAAATCAGCTGTTGGGTCAACAGTTAATTCAATGATAACTAGTCCTTCTTCTTCATTAACGAAATTGATAATGTCATCTCCATCATCACTATCCATAACAACTATTCCACTAGAGTCTTCTAAGTAAACTCTTAAAGTACCATCAACTAGTGGCTTTCTTAATGTATGTACGCTGTATCTTTCACCAACATCAGCCACAGATGGAACCTCCCCAACTTTTTCTCTTGTAAAGCTTTTAGTCATAGCAGAACCATCATGTAAACCTTCTAGTCCTGTAGGTCTTGTTTCGTCATTAGCAAATGGGTCAGCATATTGTGGGTCATAAGGATAACCTTCATCATCTAAATGCTGTGACTCGTAACCTGTTTCATCGTTTTCTTCACCATTTGGTAAAGGATTTTCAGTTTTAACCCATTTTAACCATCCAGCAGGTACTAAGTCTTGGTTAACTTCTGTTACTGTACCAACCTTCTGCTCTAAGTCATCTCCTAATACAGACTTATATGTAATCTCTACATTGTCTGTAGCATCATTGGGAGCACTAGCTAATATAATTTCACCAATTACGTGATTAATGCTATCAACAGTTACATCACTACCTGCATCTGTATCTGTTACAGTAATATCACTAGTAGTTACATCAGGTTGAATTTGAGTTTTAACTTGGAAAGTAGTTTGACTTCCATCACCAGAGAATGTTTCCATTCTATCTTTATACTCTTTCCATTTAACAAATCGTCCTTCTTGGTCAGGCTTAACTCTATCACCTGGCTTTAATTCACCACCATAAGTACAACCCCAATCGAATTTATCAGCGTCAGTTTCGTCATTGAAATAAGGAACGCTAATTGTATTTCTTGTAATGAAAGATGGGATGTTACCTTGGAAATTATCTTCAATGTTTTGATAAACATTTAATTGAGCTACACCAACAGGCTTGTTAGCAACACGAGTGTAGTCTACTGTTCCAGGCTCATCCAATTCAGGATTGTGATTTTCTTCTGTTACGTCTTCACCACCATTAGCAAGAGTCAATGCATTGTAATATTGGTTGTCATCAAAGTTTTTAAATTCTTGGTCAGGTACTAATGAAACAATTCTACCTTTAGGAATAACAATATAACCATTGCCTCCACCATACTGTCCAAATTGATATTTAAACCGCTTAGGTAATCTAGGGTCAGCCAACTTCTTTCCAGAAGGAGCATCTCCATTATCAACTACCAGTTTGGTTTGTGTCCGTTTGTACTCGTCACCCTCTTTAGCAGGGATTACATTACTATCAGGGTTGTTTTTAAATAATGCCATACTTGTATTCCTCCTTAGTTAATTTTTAAATTATAAGTTTTTAAGTCTTTCTTCAAGGTCTTTTCTTTCTTCTTTGCCTTCAGTTTCAACATTGCTTTCTTCAGAATTATGAATACCAGGATTTTCAACGTCTTCGCCTTCTTCAAAATTTTCTTCCTCTTCTTCTAACAAGCCTTCCTCAAACTCTAAGTCACTTAAAGCATCTTCAAGGGATTCAGTAGTTCTTTCAACATACTTGTCTAAAACATCTTCTTTAAGGTCTTCTTTAAGTCTTCCTAATTCTACTTTCTTTACAACAACTTTTTCAGCTAATCGCTTATGTCTGTCAGATTCAAGTTCAGCGTTTTGTTCTTGTAACTTATTGATTTCTTCGTTCATATTTTCAATCTTACCCTCTTTAACCTCAACTTTTTCACTTAGGTCTTCATTTTCTTCTTCAAGGGATTTTATTTTGTATTCTTGGTTATCAATTTTAGTTTCAAGAACTTGAATCTTTTCATCTTTAGTAGAAATACGCTCCTTAAGATTTTCAAGTTTTTCGTCCATTCTGTTACCTCCTTGTGTGTTCTTATCTTTACTATTTGAAGTTTTTATTTTGTTAGAAGTTTTAGATGAGTTATCACCCTCACTAAACAACTCCAAATTCACTTTTTTCAATGACTCATTTAAAAATTCTTCATTTGTTTGATAATTATCATCGCCTTCCATACTAACAATTCTAGCATAAGAGTCGGCGGGCACATTAACAAAACTAACTTCAACAAAAGTAACATTTCCTAAAATTACATGAGCAGTTTCACCATCATATTCTTTTCCAGGACAATGTTCACATCTTCCTTCGTTAAGTAAGTCTTGACCACAAATAGAACAATGAGCTTCTTCTGCTCTACCACCAATACTAACTGTCTGATATCTGCCATCTTTTAATTTTTCAATAGCATCTTCATCAGTTATTTTAACCTTTAATCTATTACAAGGTTTGCCTGATATTTTAGATTTTTGTTTGAAATGAGCATCAACTACTCTACCTATTGGTTCACCACTTCTAGAATTGTGATGTGTTAATATAGGCTTATTATAAGGATAAGTCCAAGAATGGACACCAGTATGTGATTCTTTGTCTCCTCTAAGCTCGGTGGCAGTGTATGTAGTGTAATTATTTGTTGTCATAGCATGAATAGCATCTATCCAAGCTGTGATTTCTTCTTCATCATCACTGCTTTCTGCTAACATATAAGAGTCATTTTCATTAATTTTACCAAAATTATTTAAATCCATTCCAGATTTAAATTCCATAACTTTACGTTTGTTATTCTCCAATCTACTGATTCCCCCCTTTCTGTTTAGAATAACTTAAATAGTATTCTTTACTAGGAATATAATCAGGTAGTTTGTCTATATAGTTATTGCTTAAGCTAATCTCTTTGGTTTCTTCTTCTGTTTCTAGATAAATCTTATCAAAGCCAGAATCTTCTCCTGCTTTTGCATATCCATAATTATAAGATAACATTAAGATATGACGAACTGACTTCAGTAATTTATACTCTACTATATTAAAAGTAGCAAGTATTCTAGAGACAAGTTCCTGTCTATCTTCAATATCAGAGTTAACTACCTTTTTAAGTTTGCTAGCTAAGTTTTCAAAATATTCTGACAATTTACTTTCTGTTTGTAATTGTAACTTACTAATATAGCTTTTGCAAGAACTTTTTGCTATATTTTTTGAATTGTTTGCAAATAACTCGTCTTGACCGTCATTTACTCCCTCAAAGAAGGAATTTCTAATAGATGAGTCAAGATGAATCACCGCTTTGTCCTTCTTCTTTTCTGTAAACTCTTCAATCTGTTCAAGCAATTCACTCTTTTGTTCTAAGCCATCACAATAACACTTAATCATATCAACTGTTTCGTTTTGTAAGTCTAGATATACACCTCCCAAAGAATTTTCTATAACATAACAATTTAACTTTTTATTTAAAAATTGTTGCTGACTATGTTGGTTTTGCGGATTAGTCTTATTATTAGTTTCAGCCTTGCTGTCCTCTTCATCTGCAAACATATTGCCATGCAGTCTACCTTCGTCTTGCACTGGGTCTTTACCAAGCTCTTCTCGCATTTCTTCATGAGTTATTGCATTATGCTCAAACTTGTAAACAGCTTGATTTTCACGCTTTATTCTAAGGTCAGTATCAATCTCTTTAAACGTGAAAAACGCCTTATCATCAGGATTACCTATTGGGTCGTAACCACCTTCCATTAATAGCTCTCGTATAATATGGAAGTTAATAGAGTCTTGAGCCACTTTCTGAAAAGCTTTAATCTTATCTCTAAGTTCAGAAGATTGGTTCTCTGCTGTACTACGATTAGCTGTAGCACTTCTACCCATTATTGTTTCAGTTACACCCAAGCCTGTAAATACTCTTTTTTGGAAATAATCTAAGTATTGTTCAGCATCTAAGGCTTCACCGTTAGTTCCTAATATATCAATATCATGTCTTTCTGGAACTACAAGCCCACCTTCAGTAGGCATATCTCTAATCTCTTGTTGCATATCTTCAATCTCTTCATCAGTTGCCTCATAGCCTGGCTCAGCTTTACCAACTCGATAAATAAATAGTGGATAAAGGTGTTTATAAATAAGCCGTGCTACATTGTCTTCAACCTCTCTAAGTAACTTAACATCTTCAAGGGCAGGTAGAACCATTGGTAATCCAAAGAATTTACCTGCTGGCTTTTTGTATGTAATATGAATTATATCCTCTGGTCTAAATTGTTTTTCTTCACCAGAGATTACTTGTTTATACTTCTTGATTGAACCATGCTTATCAACTTTTATCTGCATAGTTTCAGGTGGCAATCTAAAGTAAGCGGCAACTGGTTTTTTATCACCTAAACCTTTTACATTAACACCTTTTACTTTCGGCATATCTTTAGGGTCTTTTCTAGCCTTAACTATAAATACATTTGAAAACTTAACTAAGTCATCACAAACTTCTCTTAAGAAACTTTCAAATGGTTGCCCCATAGACATACCAATCATTTTCACTCGTTTATCCATATACTCAGAAACACCATCATCTTGTGTGACGATATCCCAACCTTCCTTAAACATTAACTCATTATACTTATCAATAGCTTGCCTAACATATGAATCTGAGTTATAGGCATCATTTATCTGCTGTAGGTCAAAGGCAGGTGTTTGGAAATCTGTATTACCAGGATTTTTAGCAAAACCAATTTTTTTAATAGCTCTGGCTAAAGGATTATCGTCACTTTTGGCCTCGCTTGTTTGTCTACCAAAACCAAAAAATGATAAAAAGTTCTCTTTAAATTGTGTTAGTTTTTTATTCGCCATATTTTTAACTCCTTTTAGTCAAAGTACACATGACGTTCATCCTTCAACCCATCTTCATCCATTACAAACATAAGTTGTGCTGGACGGGAAGTTGTGTGCATTATATTATTAGATAAATCGTCTCCACCTACAGGACTTGGAAGGAATATTCTTTTATAACCTGTACCTTCGACTCGTTCATGATGTAAGTGTCCATGAACAACATAAGTCTTTTTAAAAGGTAATTCTTCCATATTAATCATATTAAGAACGTCATTCTCTCCTGTGTATTTTCCAGTCCGAATGTCTTGACCGTGGGTTTGGATAATTCTACTGTCATAAACTTCAATGATTTTATGTTTAATCTTTCTAACATCCATCTTAATTGTTTCATAATCTTCTAATAAACCTTCTAAAATCATGTTGGCTATTACATCCCAGTTGGTTCTTGCTTTAGAATGATTGCCAGGAACAGCACTATAATATATATTAGGTTGATAGTCGTAGACAGAAAGAACAAAATCCTTTAAGTCCTTAGCATATTCTACAACTTGTTTTTCGCCTTGTACATCTTGGTGGTCTGTCTGACCATCATAAACATTAGAGTTTGGGCCATCTGGGCCGTCACCATAATTCAAGATATAGACTTTTTCTGGGTTCTTTTCTTTAATAAACTTAATAGCCTCTTTTATGTACTTCTCTTTCATTTTCTTATATATATCTTTATTGTACTCACTAAAGCCTAATACTTGATGAGACAAAACAACTTTGCCTTTATGCCAATCAGTAATATTGATTACTACTGAATTCTCATCAGGTTCTTCCAATCCCATTTCATAAAATTCTGGGTGTTTAAATTCTATTTCGTCTAAGTTATCAATGATACGGTTAGTCATTTTATTATAGAAGTAATCTTTTTCATAATATTTCTCTAAATCTTTAAGAGCCTCTTCGTATTCTTTGTGTCTCATCTTTTTAAAGAATCTATCTTTTTTCTTTAAGATTTCTTCTTTAGTCATTTCATCTACTGATTTTTCTCTAACCTCTTCTTCTAAGAAAGGCATGCTATCGTGAGTTATCTCTAAAGCAGTTTTAATTACTTTAAGTTTTTCTCTAGGAACTTTCATCTCTCGTTCACATCTATTTAATGTAAACTGTTGTGAGCCACAATAAAGTTCTCTAAATTCTTGTACTACTTTTTTATCAACAGGAATATTATTATTCTCTTTAAAAAATAAGTAATATTCATTGTATTCTTCAAAATTGTCTGTAGCCCTAATCGGCTTTTCTTTATCAAGACTATTCTTTTCTTTTATGTATTCATCATACTCTTGATAGTCCTCATTATTTTGTTCGCCCTTTGGTTCTACATTTTTATAGTCCTCGACAGTAATACCGTATTCATCCATCCAGTATTTGACTGCCTTATGGTCTTTGTCGAACATTTGACCAACCTTATATTGACTACCTTCTTCTCGAAGTAATTCTAACAATATCCCCTTGTTTTCCTTAATTTCATCCCATGTTAACTCTCCCATTAATTATATCCCCCTTATTCGTTAACAACTTCCTCAGCTTTATTTAAGGCATCTTGCTCAGCCTCTTCTGGGCTTTTTTCTGCCTCTTCTTTAGCTTTATTAACATCTTCTTCTTTCTTGTAATTAGCATCACAGCTAATATCAACAGAACCTTTGTTATCAAGAAAATCCAAAAAGTTTTTGTCTTCATTAATATTGATTTTGTTAACATTGTTTGTTGATTTTGATTTACCATCAGCTACTACAGGGTCAATGCATTCTCCAATATCAACCTCTTGAACATGACCTGTATCAGGATTATATCTAGTAGCCAAGTCATTATTCTTCATCAATTCTTTAACCCAGTAGTCAACATCATTAATTTTATCAACAAAATCTAGTGCTTTGGAAATTTTAATCAAAGCTTGATAAGTGTCCTTAATCCACTTTTTCTCTCCTAAAACAAGAGCGTCTTTATCAATATCATCTATATATCCATATAAAGTTTTATATAAGTCAAGCAAGTTCTCTTCTAACATATCAAAGAAATCTTCAATCTCATCAAATACAAAATCAGCAACTCTTTCTAAAGAATAACATTCTAACATTCCTTGAAGTCCTGCTGAAGGATTGGTCTTTTCTTGATAAAGCAATACTCCTAACCAATCTTTGATTTCATCAATTATCTCTCGTTCTAATTCTCTTAATAAATTAACTGATGCTTGCAATATTCCTTTAAATGGTGACATATACATGGACACCATCTTGTTCATTAATTGATTAGCCATCTTATCATTTTTGCCATAAGCCATTGTTAAAAGACTGCGAATACTATCAATTACGCTTTTAGTTTCTTGAACATTATAATCTTTAACAAAGTTTTCTTTAACGTTTTCTTCATAGTTTTGACTACCTTTTCTAAGTGCTTGTAAAGCATTAGTTTTCTCTCCATCATCTTGCCAAGAAATCATCTTTAAAAAAGCTTTAATAAAGCAACATGGATTACCACCGAAAGAATCATAAGGAGTAGCCTTTAACATGTAGAATGCTTTATCTAAAAAATCATCAGTCTTTCTAGCTTTAGCATGCATAGCAAATGATTGACTGGCTGTATAGCCTAATTTGTTTTGTATTTTATCTTCAATTTGTCTATCTAAATAATCTATAGTTTCCTGTATTCTTTTAGCATCTTGAGTTCTACCTTCATCAATAGCTTTTTCATAATCTTCTTCTAAACTTCTTCTTCTAGCACGTAAATTCCTAATAAGGTTATTGGTAGCGGCTAACCTATCTCGATAACCACCAGTCCCTAATGGGTCAGTTGTTGCTGATTGAGTATTGTCACTAACAACATCCCCCATATCATCAACTGAATCACTATAATTAAAATTGGTTGTCTCTAAGAATGTATCTTTAAATTTTTTATCTGCCTCATCTAAATCATCACTAGCATCATTTTTATGATAGTCCTTACCAGTATTGATTATTTCATCAGCCATTATTTATCCCCCCTACAAAACCTAATCCTTATCGGCTGTCATACTAGCCGCCTCGCCGAGGATGTTACTAAATTCACTATCTTCTATATCTTGTAATTGACTTATATTAGTTATGTCAATTTCAGTATCTTTCTTCATCATCAATAACCGCTTATAAAGAGTACCAGCTATTGACTCTTCTTCAATAGAAGTAGCTCCTTCCTCGAACTTTTCCATCTTATCTTCTTCTTCTTTAGTAGTTTGCATTTGACAGTAACATTTCTTTTCGGCTAATGGTTTATACTCACTAAAAGGTACACCATTAAATTCTTTACCATCTAACTGTTTTTGACACTCATCAATTAAAAAATCAATCTTAACCATATTATCTTTTAATTCTTCTTTTACTTGTTGAGTTCCAAT